CGTCTGGAACATCAATATAGTGATCTTCAAATAGTTTTTTCAAACCACTAATAAAGTCCTCAGCGATTTCGCCTTTGATCCCTCTTTCTAAAGCAAGTTCGTTTTCTTTCATCCACTCTTCCACTACATATGCAAGGTAAGAGTCAACTTTTTCAACTAACTCGTCTTTAGCTTTAGAAGTTTCTTCTTCGAATTTTTGGTTGTAGTCTGCTTCTATTTCTTCCGCAATGTCTTTTACTTTAGACTTAATCGCAGCTTCAAATACAGTAGCAGCCTTTTGTTTAAATTCTTCAGATAATGAATCATCTCCAGCAACAAGAGCATCAACGTGTTCTTTTACGTCAATTTCTTCTTTCTTGTAAGAAGCTTTCATATAACCTTCCTCTTTGTCCTTTTTCTTGTCCTCAGAGTCGTGTTCTGCTTCTTTCATTTCCTCTTTGTCTTTTTTTTCAGACTCGTGTGAAGATTCTTTCTTCACTTCTTCGTCTTTAGCCTTGTCATCTTTTTTGTCAAGGTATTTTTTAAGACCTGCAGGAAGTTCGCCTTCTTTGATTTCTTTATCTTCCGAATCTTTATCAGATTCTTTTGACTCCAACTTTGTATTGTGTCCAGAAAGTTTTGGTGTTGCTTCAGCAGCGCCTTGACTTTTCTGTTGTGGGTCTCCAGAAACCTGATTGATTTTCTTGGTAGCGTCAGGATTACTGTCTGTAGGTTTAACTACAGCCGCGCCTAAATCTTCAGCATTATTCATCGAAGCGATGTGTGAAGGTTCAGCCGCAACAGCATTCTTTTTAGGAGCATCAGCAGCAGTTGCTTCTGTTACTTCCTTTACTGTCGCCTCAAGAGTCTTTTCTGTTTCGGCCATTGAAATCTCCTCTTTAATTTTAAAACTAGTTTTAAATTGTTCTAATGATACTATTTATAAACTAGAGGTTTTTAAGAAAGTTTTGAAAGACTTTTACCTTAGCTTCTGCCAAAGCATTTCTTTTCGCACTTTCAATTTCTCGTTTCCAGGCATCAATATTCCTTTCAACAAGAACGCCATTGTTCCACACCCACTCTTTGTTTTCCATAATGCCTTCTACGAAAGCGTCTGGAGCTGAAGGATCTGCAACAATATCAGCAGCGGTTGCCAAGTAAAAGTCGTCTTTTACGTAGTTAGCGCCACCTCTTTGTTCTAATGAACCCATACCACGAGAAGATACTCCTAATTGAGCACCCTCATCAATAAGACCTTTTACAATCTTACCGTATGGTGTATTCATTATTTTTGCTTCACCAATAAAGTTAGAACCATCTGGATAGAGTTTCGTAATCATATGTGATACTCTTTCCAAATTAACAGTTGGTCCGTCAGGATGTCCTAACTCACCAAATGCTCTTTTTTTATTGATAAATTCTGCGTTATATCTTTTTACTTCCTTGTTCAATATGTCTTTTGGATAGACACGCCCATTTCTATTCTTCATTTCGGATTGTAAAAAGATTCCTCTAATTTTATAATCTTTTTTACCGTTGGTTTCTTCAACCAGGTATTCTGCTTGTGAAATTTCTTCTGATATTAGTTTCATTTTTATCTCTCTTGTACTATTTATACATTTTTTTATCTAAACTCGACTAAAATTGTATAATTATCGTTGACTGTAAATGATCTTGTAGATAACAATACATCACCTGTTGGTGTTGTAGCATTGTTAGTAATTTCATTTCCAGCCGTTCTTAAATCCCAATAACCTGTACCTGATAACACAACTGCTGTTGCGTTTGTAGCACCTGCCCATACTAATTCTACAGATGATTTTCTATCTACTGTATTTACTGACCACCAAATTTTTGCAATTTTTCTATTACCATTTTCGGTCATAAAAGTAGTTTCTGAAGCGTCAACTTTAGTTACTAAAGATTCACCAGAACCATCTGAAATATTTGTAAGTTTAACTACGTACTTAACGCCAGATGTATCTGAAAGTACCTGTGATGTTACTGTATCTGCCATATATTTTCCTATTGTGCGTCATAGTAAGTTTTTGATAACTCACCACGTTCTTTTGTTTCTCCTGCTTTTCTACATCTAATATAAATTTCTTGTACATTGCCATCTGCAAAAGTAAATGTTCTTATGCCACCTGAAATAGTAGCATTTGCACCATCAGCTGAATCAGGATATGTATCACTAACAGTAGCAGTATTTTCAAACTCCCAAATACTATTTGATCCTGGAACAGTTACCCAAGCCATTTACTTTTCTCCTAATTGCTCTATCAATTCGTTATCAAAATATTTTTCAATGTCGTCTTTGTCAACATTATGAAACTCACATACTTTTTTAATAGCATTTTCAAAATTAAAAATTAAGTTACCTTGATTTTCAATTAACTTCATAACGTCTGTTACCGCCTCTTTCATAACAGGCGATAAATTTTTGTATGCGTTACTATTGAACGTCTGGTTGCTCTGCACTAACTGGCTCAGCTTCATTTGGTACCTCTTGTGCTGGTTCTTGTTCTACTGCATTTGCACCTGTTGGTTCAACTTGTCCATCTTGTGTAAAGGTACCTGTACCTGCGATTTCAGGTTTAGGGTCACTATGTGGTTCTGCTTTAAACATTGTTCCAGCAACGTCTTGTCTTTTTGCATCCAAAGAATCACCTACTTTACTTCTTAATGCGTCTTTAAAAGCATCCCCAGCACCAACCATATCGTTTTGTGCTAACTTGTCTATAAAACTTTTTACTTCTTCACTCATTTTTTACTCCTTATAATAATTCATCATCATTTGTAACTTGCGTTTCTGGTGATGATATAATACCGTCATCAATTTCTTTTTTGATTTCAGCATCCATTTGTTTAATTTCAGATTCAGATTGTTTCAATATATGTTTTCTAATATAATTAACTGAATAATATTTACCAATGTAATCTCTAACTTCTCTTGCTAAGTTTAATCTCTCTCTCATCATTTCAGAATTTTTTAATTCTGCAAAATGACCGTCTTGTAAGAAGTCATAAAATATAGCATCTCTAATAGCAGGCCATTCTGTTTCTGCAATTATGCCTTTGATTACTAATTGTGTTCTTAATAAATCATTAAACAATTCAGTAAATTTCTTTCTTAAACGACCAACAAATTTAGTAAATTTTAATTCATCTCTACTAATTTCACTTGATCTTCCAAGATTAAATCCTTGACTTGCCTCTAATCTACTTACAGGCACGTTTAATGATCTATATAATTTTGCTCTAAAGTATTCAATGTCAGATATTTCACCAAGATTTGCACCGCCTGGTAAAGTTGTAATATCAGTACCTCTACCACCTTCTCTACTTGGTAACCAAAAGTCTTCTAACATTGACATATAGTTTCTGTCATCTCTTACTTCACCTGTAGCAGCGTCATAGACAAGTTTGTTTCTGTATCTTGCCATAACATCTCTTAAATATTGTTCAGCCTTAACTTTAGGTAAGTTACCTACATCAATCTTAAATATTCTTCTTTCAGGTGCTCTTGCAATTCTGTAAATAACAGCAGAGTCTTCAATCATTCTCAACTGATTAACAGGTTTGATTGCCTTATGTAAGTATGATAAAACTATATTTTTATTTTGATCAATTACACCTGACGGACAATATGCAATTGTGTCTGGTGCAATTTTAATACCTTGAATTGCAGCTGCACCTTGTATACCTCTTTCGTTATACACAAAATATTCAACTGTTTCATCAGCAATATTAATGTTAGTAGGAGAAGATAATCCTTCTGGTCTTCTCTTTCTAACTTCTCTAATCTTTTTGACCTTTCTAGGATCAAGGTATTTTAATTCTGTAATACCATTCTTATGATTTTCAGCGTCAATAACTTTTTGAAAAAAGATTCTTCCATCAACATACCATCTTCTAAAGAGATCGTGTCCTCTAGTGTTAAACTGCATTAGTCTTAACACCTCTTTAAATTCTTCTTCTATTTTTTGTTTAACACCACTACTATATGGTAGTGAGTCTGTAATTACTTTTACTGATTGTTTATTTTCATTTGAAGTTATTGCCTCATTAACAATATCTTCGATTGCCATATCACATTCTGGATGTAAAGCAATTTCTCTATATCTTCTTATTAGATCCTGCTCAGTCTTGGCAGTGCCCTCCATATCGAGGTAACTGCCAAAAAAACCACCAGCGGCGACGACTTGTGTGCCGTCATCCGCTTGAGGCATACTGAATTGTTGTTTTGGATCTGTTTGAGGTTTTACCCTTGTAATATTAAACCCAAATAACTCTGCCATAATTTAATTCCTTTGTTATATACTACTTATATTAGTTTTAAGTAGTTGTATTAGTTTCAAAATACTGATACTCAAATGTAACATCAAAGTCTTCAACAGCATTATTTGTTTCATAATTAAGAGGTATAGCTGCAATACCTATAGGGTATGCGCCTCTTAATGTATAGGATTTAAGTGTATTACCATTTCTGTCCAACTGATCAACAAATACATCTACTTGATAATCTACAGGATTTGAAAGTCCTTCGTTATCTGTCATATTGTTGATACCGTTTTGCCATCTTTCAAAAGCGTTTCTTAACTTAAAGTTTGTATCGTTAAGAACGGTGATTGACCAACTTGCGAAGGTTCTGTCACCTGCGATTTTGATTTGTCTTCCTCTAAATGGTACATTGATATTAGCAATGTCCATAGCAGGAATAGATGTTGCTGTACATAGAAATGCTAGGTCTTCTATTTCTCCACCAACTTGTGCGTAACCAGGAAAAGGCATTGTTACCTTAAACTGGTTGGCTCTTGCGCCACCGCC